TGCGAAGGTGTTGGCCCTGAAGATGAAGAAATGGCTAGACAATGTACTGATTATCTTAATCACATCTTCTATAAAGAAAATGATGGTTTCTTAGCTTTATATTCTGCGTTTAAAGATGCACTTATTCAAAAAAATGGTATCTTAAAAGTATTTTGGGATAACTCACAAAAAACTGAAAGAGAAGAATATACAAGACTTACTGATGATGAGTTTAATGATTTAGTAGAAAACGCAGAAGTTAAAGTAACAGCTCATTCAGAATATGAAGAACCTATCACAGATGATAGAGGTAAAGAAATAGATAAAGTTAAGTTACATGATGTAGTTATTCATAGAACTAAACTATATGGTAAAGTAAGAATAGAACCTATTCCACCTGAAGAATTTTTAATTGAAAGAAGATGTAAGTCTATTGATACTGCAAACTTTGTTTGTCATAGAACACAAAAGACTAGAACTGAATTAATTGAAATGGGATATGATCCTGAGTTAGTAGATAGCTTACCAACAGGTGATACAGATTATTACACAGAAGATAAGTTTGTTAGACATCAAAACGTAGACTTCTCACATGGACAAACAGATGGTGATGAATCTACACAAGATATTTTAATTCATGAGTGTTATGTAAGAATGGATGCTGATGAAGATGGTAAAGCAGAGTTATTAAAAATTACTACAGCTGGTGAAGCTACAAAACTTTTAGATATTGAAGAAGTAGATAATATGCCTTTTATATCTATGACACCAGTTATCATGCCTCACAGATTTCATGGAAGATCAATTGCAGAACTAGTTGAAGATATTCAATTAATTAAATCTACTGTTATGAGACAAATGTTAGACAATATGTATCTAACTAATAATAACAGAGTTGCAATCCAGGATGGTCAGGTAGCTATGGATGACCTACTAACCAATAGACCTGGAGGAATTGTAAGAACCAAACAACCACCACAAAATGTAATGATGCCTATTCAGGCACAACCTATTACAGAACAAGCTAGTGGTATGTTAGGTTATTTAGATGCTGTAAAAGAATCTAGAACAGGTGTAAGTAAAACTGCACAAGGATTAAATCCTGATTCTTTAAATAATAAAACAGCTACTGGTATGAACCAAGTATTAACTCAATCTCAAATGAGAATGGAGTTGATTGCTAGAATCTTTGCTGAAACAGGTGTTAAAGATCTAGCATTAAAGTTATTTGAACTAACTTGTAAATATCAGCAAAAAGAAAAAATTGTTAGAATTAGAGGTAAGTATATACCTATGCGACCATACGAATGGAAGGATAGAGTAAATGTTACTGTAAGAGTAGGATTAGGTACTGGATCAAAAGAACAACAACTAATCTTAATTAATGCTATTTTGCAAAGACAGATGGAAGCTATACAATTACAACAGAATGTGTATGGCCCAATGGTTAATTTAAGAAACATCTATAACTCATTAAAGAAACTTGTAGAGAATGCAGGTCTAAATAGTATAGAACCTTTCTTTATGGATCCAGAGGTAGGTGCAGCACAAATGCCACCACTTCCACCTAAACCACCAACTGAGTTTGAGAAAGTTACATTAGCTCAAGTACAAGGTGAAAACCAAAGAGCTTCTATGAAGAATAATGTAGAAATGAAACGTATTGAATCTCAGATGAGAAAAGAATTATTAGATTTTGAGTTGAAAATTAAAGATCTTGAGTTAAAATATGGTACTAAGATTGATGAATTAGAATTAAAACGAAGATCAATGTTAGAACAAGCCGACTTTAATAAGTCTGGTGATTTAATGAAAGAAATAGTAAAAGGTCAAGGACAATTCTTTAATGGACAAAGAAACACAGATCAGGCAGGGCAAGAGAGCAGAACAGCTCCTCAACGATCCCCTGCTAAAGACAGCATTTGAAGATCTCTTAGAAATATATAAACAAGAGATGTTTAATACTAAATTCGCTGATAATGATAAGCGAACACACCTTTGGGTAGCCTACAATCTTGTAGAAAAAATCAGAGGACATTTGCAAAGCATCATGTCAAGTGGAAAACTAACTCAACAAGAGTTAGATCAATTAAATAAAAGACGTTAAGCTAACGCAACGTCAAATTCGTCAACCATGAAAGGAACGATACAATGTCAAAAATAGAAAATATAGATAG